GCGAAAGAAAGATGTAGTCAGGAACCTGCTCGCCGAATGCCTGCCACACGTCCCACGGCGTGACCTCCTGCCACTCCGCCGGCGGCTCGTGGCCGAACCATTTCCTGTACTGGTCGCGGCTGAACAGATCCATTTGCACGGCCGTCTGCTCACCGGTGATGATGTCATGGTTCCGGCAGGCGACCGGATCGAAATCGATCGAGCACAGGATGCGCCAACGATAGACCCTGCCGTTGGCTTCGACCAGCGAATTTTTCAGTCCGGCGGAGAAACCGCCGATACCACCGAACAAAATTGCTGCTGTGTTCACGCGGTCGTACATTGTTCCGCATCCCTTTCTTCCAGCATTTCTTTGAGCTCGTCGGCCTGTTTCAAGAGGTAATTCACCTTTCGTTCAATTCGCGGATCACGCCCATTACCGAGCGCTTTTCGCAGTTCGTCTTTCCAGTCCTGACTCCATGTACTGAGCCATATCCCGTAATCTCTTAAAATTGCACTGACCTCGTTGAGAAGTTGCAGACTCTCCTTCTTGCCCTGCATCCTCTCAAGTTCACGCCGCAATTCCCCGATTTCTTTTGTCACTTCGATTTCGAAATGCCGACCGAGCTCTTTCCGCTCTTTCTTGTCCTGCAGGTACGCCTCAATGAACTCGCGCCGCGTCGAGAAAAACGGATGACGGTCATTCTCGAGCCTGGTCATGATGACGTACATAAGCAGATTCGAAGGGACGTTTACATTCCGATACGCCGGCTTTCGCTTCGTCACGAGCGCTTCCGTCTCGGGAGTGTAATAGATCAGTCCAACTTCATCCGGCAGCTCGTCGGGCTGGATCAATCCCTTCGGACAGGCGAATGCGAATTGATGGCAATTCTGCAGGTACGCCGGCCATTTATCGTCCCGCACGAAATCACTCCGATCGACCTTTATCTCGTAGGCCGTGATGCACGGATGCGCCCAGGATTTTTTGATGGCGAGCGCGTCGATGCGATGATGCTCGTAGCCGGTTGGACCGGTCTTGACCTCGGTGAGAAAGAAATCTTCACGATGCCGCTTGCTCAACGCTCGCTTGATCATGTCCGCCCGGACCTTCGACCTCATGCTTCCACCTCCACGATCTGCAGCGTAGGGTAACGCCGCTCGAACATCTGCCGCTTCATTCGGTATTCCCGCGTCCGCATGCCCTTGACGTCCTCGACGGTGTTCGTCCCGTCCGACCAGCGGATCAGGAAATCCGCGACGTATTCAATCTTGCCGAACGTAATGTCGCCCTTCTGGAAGCCCTCCTGCAGCAGAAACCGCGGCTGAAGGATGAACCATTCGATCACACCGGCTTGCTGGAGGGCCTTCAGTTCGCAGTACCGGTTCGCCTCAGCCTGTGAGTCGAATGTGATGCCGTCGACGCGTGTCTTCTCGTTCCGGTACTTGCTGCGCTTCTTGCCGTCCAGGTACGCCCGATACTCTTCAACCGTCATGCGTTCCGTCACGCCCATCGCCTCCGCTCGTCAGGTTCTGATCGGCGCGCCGGCTGCTCGCTGTGCCCGCGGTCGAGGCTCACGAACTTGTTGAAGTTCTTGAGGAAGACGAGCTCGACCGTACCGACCGGGCCGTTCCTCTGCTTAGCAATGATGATCTCGATGATGTTTTTCCGCTCGGTTTCCTTGTCGTAGTAATCGTCCCTATACAGGAAGGCGACGACATCGGCGTCCTGTTCGATCGAGCCAGACTCTCGCAGGTCGGAGAGCATCGGCCGCTTGTCCTGCCGCTGCTCGACGGCCCGGCTGAGCTGGGACAGAGCGATGACCGGCACATTCAATTCGCGCGCGATCTGCTTCAGCGTGCGGGATATCTCCGACACCTCTTGCTGCCGGTTCTCGCCTCGCCGACGCGTCTGGACCAGTTGCAGATAGTCGACGATGATCAGACCGAGCCCATGCTCACGCTGCAGCCGGCGGGCCTTGATCCGGATGTCCTGCACGGTCAGCGCAGGCGTGTCGTCGATATAGATCGGGGCGTCATTGAGCTGGCTGATCGCCGTCGCCACCTTCACCCAATCCTCTGGATCAAGTCGTCCGGTCCGGAGTTTGCCGGCGTCGACATTTGCTTCCGCGCAGATCATCCGATCCACCAATTGCTTGTCCGACATTTCGAGACTGAAGATCCCGACCGTCTCCCGCGCCCGGATTCCGACATTGGCTGCGATGTTGAGCGCGAATGCCGTCTTCCCGACCGACGGCCGCGCGGCCACGATGATCAAGTCGCTACGCTGGAAGCCGGTCGTCATCCGGTCCAGATCCGGGTATCCGGTCGGGAGCCCGGTCACGCCGTTCCCCGCCGGGGCTTCCGCGCGCCGCTCGATCTCTTCGTAGCGACTGACCGCCACCTCGCCGATTGGCTGGAATGTCTTCTCGGCCGCCGCGCTCTGCTCGAGGATGGACATTGCCTTGTCCTGGACAGCCGCCGCGATCTGGCCGGCCTCGCCATCCCCCTGCATGGCCTTCTGCAACGCTTCGCGGAGCATCAGGATCTCAGCACGTTTCAGGTGCCGCTCACGGACGATGCCGGCGTAATACTCGATATTGGTCGCTGTCGGCACAATGCTTTCGAGCCTTGCCAAATAATCAACCCCGCCGACTGTCTCCAACTCGCCGCGTTTGATCAGTTGATCCGTCAGTGTCACGAGGTCGATCGGCTCGCCCGCCTCGCGCATCTCGCACATGGCCCTGTAAATTCGGGCGTTCCGGGCGTCGTAAAACTCGTCGCCGCGAAGGACGCTTTCTGCCGCGTCAAATGCGGTGTTGTCCAACAGGATTGAGCCGAGCACCGACACCTCTGCCTCGTAGTTCTGCGGCAGTTCAGCCGCCATAAGCTCGTCGCGCAGCAAGCTGCCTCATCCTCTCTTTCACTTCCGGCGGCGCCGGCACGGCCGTCCGGGCGTATTCTTCAAGCTTCCGGAAATGTTCCTCGCTTTCGCGTCGCAGCTGCTCATGATAGACCGTCTCCGGGTCCTTTTGGTCGAGTGGCCGCCGCAGGTCAGCGATGGTCGGCGGGAACTTCTCCGTCCGCACGTGCCGGCGAAGGTTCTCCATCGCGTGGTCGAACGTGATGTCCTTCAGGTGCTCATGCCAGAGCATAACCTGCTCCTTCGCCAGATCGTCCGTGAGCCGAAACGCTGGATATGACAATGTGATGGCCTTGAACAACTTGACGATTTCAGCCTGTGTCATAGGCTTCAAACTCCTTCTCGAGCTGATTCAGGATATCGAACGTCCTGGACTGGCGCGTCGTCCTCGGATCGCCCCGCTGTCGCCGTGCTTCATGTTCAGCGTCGAAGGCGATCGCTCCCTCGAGCGTTTTCGCTCCAGCCGCGGCGTAGTCGTTCAGGATGTGTAGGATCAGTTTTATTCCGCCCCCGGCGAGCGCAGCGCGTTCAATCGCTCGAACGACAACAGCCTCGTCAAAACCGTCCTGGTCGATGTACGCGCCGAGTTCTTCAGCCTGATAAGGCGTCAAGTCACGGCGATAAACCCTCCGATACGCTGCAGGGAACGGTTCGTTTGACAATTGACTCTGCTCGCGCGCGTGCGCGGCAGCAGTAGCAGTTTCATTTTCAGTTCTGTTCCTATTCCCTTCTTCTTCAGAAGGGAATGTCTCGGCATTTCCGGGAATTTCCCGGAATTTATTTGGCGGTTCCGGGAACTTCGATTTGGTGCGCTTATGAAGCCCCTGCTGGTGGCTCTCAAAATTGGTGATTTGGATGAACTTCTCGCCGTTCACTTCGTACCAGATGATGAGGCCACGTTCATGCATGTCAGCAAGGGCTTGCTCGACGTCCTTCACCGTCTCATCGGCCATCGGGACAACAAGAGCACGAACCTTCGCAGGAGATCCGGGCAGACGGCCGAAGTCATCAGCATGCGGAATCATCCACGTGTACAGGAGGCGCCCGAACAATGACAGGCTATTCACTTTTTCCGAGATACTGATGACCTTACTGACCATTCGCCGTTCTGCCATTTTCGTCGTCCCCTTGTCATGCTGGAATTATCTTTCGTGTGCCCGTTAACCGATGAATCAGATGCAGTTCCCCCGGCGGCGCCTTCGCAATGAGCCAATTTTCCGGGTTGAGCCCCATGCCGGCGATCGCTTTCTTCTGCCGCAGTGTCGGTCGTTTTCCTCGCATGTCCTTACCTCCCCGCAATGTAGACCGGTTTCCCGGACACTTCCTGTACCTTTCGCTTGAACAGCGCTTCGTCGCTGTTGTTGTCCGAAAGGTGCAGCAGGTGGATCTCCTGCACCTTCGACATGTCATTTGCCTTGAGGAAATCCAGCACGTTCTCCAGGCTGAAGTGCGACCGCAGCAGCCGCCGCCGCATCGCTGGGTGTACGCGGCCGGCGGCGATGTTTTCGTCCAGAATACGGAGCGAATAGTTCGCTTCGATCGCGATGTGTGTCAGCCCGCTGAACGTGTACCGGCAATAATAGCTGTCAGTGATAAACACCAGCTTCTCACCGTCGCGATTGGCCAGAAGGAACCCCAGCGGTTGCTCCGCGTCGTGCTCCACGTCGAACGGCATCACGGTCCACGTCCCGACTTCAAACTGCCGTTTCGGCTCGATTGGTTTCACACGGTGCCCGGTGAGCTTCCGGGCGGCGATCGTGCCATCGCTGGCGTAAATGTCGACGCCGGATTTCGCGAGGTCTGCGGCTGCCCTGGAGTGGTCCATGTGCTCGTGGCTGATCAGGACGCCCGCAAGGCGCGAGACGCGGAAATCCAGCGCCTTGCGGATGTCGGTGAATCGTATGCCGGCCTCGATGAGCAGCTCTGTACGGCCGTCCGTCACGTGGTAGCAGTTGCCGGCGGACGAGCTGGCGAGGGGACGAAATTGGATCATCAGAAGTCCGGCCCCGCGCCGGCCGCCACAGGATCGCCCGCATAATCTCCGAAATCGAGCTCACCCTGGCTGCCGTCGAAACTCGTACCGGCCGGTTGTTGCTGCACTGCAGGGTCAGGCGTTTGCTGCGGTTCCGTTTGTTGCTGCGTCTGTGCATCGGATTGCGGCGCCGGCTGCTCATCCGGACCGGGCTGCACTTTGTATTCCACGTCGATCGGCTCGCTGTTGGCGTTTGCTTCGATCTCGCGGCGAATTTCCGCATATTCCGGATCCGTCGCCTCTGCGTGAATCATCTCGACGAACGCGCTGCCGAAGTCCTTCGGGATCTTCTTGACGATGTTGTTCCGCATCTTGCGGATCAGCATGGCCTCGCGGCTCTGGTATTCCGTCCACGCCGGGCTGATCCACTTCTGAAGCTCCGGATCGTCCAGTGCATCCAGACCGAGCGATTTGGCCTTGTCGAGGATCGCCTTTTTCTTCTCGGCGATCTGCTTCTTCTGCTCAGGCGTCGCATTGAACCGATCCTTGCAGATGTTGAACGTTTCGTTCATGAGGTTGTTTGCAATATGAGCGATGAGGTTTTTTGCGACGTCCTCGCGCTCCGCAATGAAGAACTGGATGCTGTCGTCCTGGAAGATGATCGGGTACACGACGCGGACGACCTCGCCTTTCCCAGTCGGCGTCCACTTCGGCGGCGTCATCTCAAGTCCGTTGTAGGATGGATATTCGAAATGGTCATGCTCGCGCACGAGCCAGAAGGGACGAACCTGCTTCACGTTCCGACCGAAACGGGCGAGGATGGCGTCATTCCCGTCACCCTCAATGCCCATTTCGATTTGCTTCTTCCAGTTCTCGCCCACTTTCACATTGCGCAACTGGAAGAAAACTTCCCGCGGGCTGGCCGCCGCGTTCAGTTTGAGAGCGGCGACATTCATGAGGATTTGCGTTACGTTGTTCCGGTCCAGTTGGGGGTCGTTCCAGTCAATCCCCTTGCTGTCCAAAACGGTATTGATCGCGCCGATTGCGTTGATCACGCACTGCTTCGAATATTGGTCCATATGGACCCCGTTCGCCGTCAGTTGCCGTTCGATCATCGGCGCGAACGTGTCCGTGATTTTCACGAGTCCCGTTGCGTATGCCATAGATCAAACCGCCTCCTTGATCTTCGGTTGTTCCGTCTCCACACGCAGCTGCTTGTCCGCCGCTGAGACGATCAATCGGATCTGCTGACCAGGCGTCGGCAGCGGGCGCGTGATGCTCTCCGCGTTGTCCAAAAAGATGGGTGCACATACTCCGAAGTGCTCGCTAAGCGTGGCGATGATGTCGAGGCCGACATTGTGCCGGGCGGCGTTGTTCAGGCTGCCGTAGGGCACGCCGTCCACCATCGTTTCGCAGGTTTCCTCCAGACCGCCGTTCACCTGTTGGTTAAACAGTTTGAACCGGGCGATGCGGAACTTGCTGTTGATGCGTGATTCCAGCAGATCGACCTTCGCCCGGGTGAACTCGTCGAGCAGATGCAGTTCGTGCTCAAGCCGTTCGAACTCGGCGGCCAGTTCCTTCTCCTGCTGTTCCAGCTCGGCAATCCGAGCCTCCTGCCGGCGAACAAGATCAAACTTCGAGCGCTTCGACTCAAGCAGTTCCAGCTCGGTCCGCAGGCCCGCCAGTTCGAGCCGAACAGCGTCCAGCGCGCTGACCGTGGACGAACGCAACGCCGCGATCTCGGCCTTCACGGCGTCCAATTCCTGCTGCCTCTCGATGTACTGCGGATCGGCCGTCACATCCGTCATGCCGGCCTGCAATTCGGCCAGTTCCTTCTCGGCGGCTTCGACGGCCGCCCAGCGCGGCCCGCGGACTTCCTGCAGCTCGGCCAGCACCCGCTCGTGCTCGGCCTTTTCTTGAGCCAACCGCTGTGCTTCGGCGACTTTTGCCTTCCCGCGCTGGTTGATCGCCTCCAACCGCTCGGCCTTGCGCCGGTTGAACTCGGCCTCTGCCTTCTGCCGGGCGGCAGCGACTTGCTCTTCCGGCAACGCCTGCCCGCACGTAGGGCAGTTGGCATCGCCGCAACTCGATGCATCGAACTGCTCAGCGTTGACCCGGCGCCATTCTTCGCGAAGATGCTCGGCTTCCGCCTTGAGCGCGGCGATCTCACGCTCGGTCGCCTCGATGCGGCGCCGCCGTTCCTGGATTCCGTAGTCCGCTTCTTCTGCGCGCCGGCGCAGCTCTGCGATTTCCTGCCGTTTCTCGGCCAGCTTGTCCAGCGTGCCGGCCTGCAGCTCGTTCTTGAGCGCCAGCAGTTCGCCCTCAATCTCGCGCTGGCGCTTCTCCTTCTCGGCAATTTCGCCGCCGTTCTGGATGCGGCGTTGCTCGTCCTGTTTCGCTTCGATCTGCACCTTCAACGCGTCGATCTTCTCGCGCAGCTCGTCCTCGCTGTACCCGCTGACGTCCGGCTTCGCGCGGTTCGCTTCGTCGATCCGGTCCGGGATGCGCTCGAGCTCATCGTTGATCTCCTTGCGACGAGCCAGCACCACTTTGCGATGCTGTTCGATCGTTCGGCCGCCCAGAATCGCCGGCAGGTCCGCCAATTCCGCGCGCGACGCGATCACTTCGTCGTCCTTCAGGTCGCCGCAGACCGTCAATAGGGTTTTGCGGCGGTCCTGCCACTTCATGACCTCATTGAAGTAACGCGGATCCGTCAGCAGACGGAAGATGTCTTCATCGACGATGGCGGCGACGGATGCCTCATATTCGCCCTTCTTAACGGGCACACCGTCGACGAAGTAATCCGTCGTGTGCCCCGAAAACACGGCCTCCACTCTGCCGCGGGTCTTTGTCCACTTCTCGCGATATACTTTCCGAAGTGTTGTCCTCCGGCCATCAACCAGCAGCATTCCCTCGACTTCGTGCTCGAGGTTGTGAATCGGCGTGCCGTCCGGCCGCAGCGTCTTGATTTCAAAGTTGCCCGTGCTCTTGTTCTCGCTGTCCTTGTCGAAGAGAAGCCAGTTCCAGGCGTCGAACAGCGTGGTCTTGCCCGCAGCATTGTCTCCGTAGACGTT